AATTGACGTAAAAAATTACCCTGTTTTTCTGAAAAACGCGTTCGCGCATGGGGGTATATAGAAAGGACTGATTTTAAAATGGCAGGCAGACACCCAAAAGACCCGAGTTTAGCGATTGGAAAAGGAATTAAAAAAGAAGACGCTGAACTTCGACATAAAGTAAAAGAAATGTTTGGCGCAGAAGTGTACGAGGATATAAAAGCACCGTCTCGACTGAATTCAAACCAAAAGAAAATCTTCAATATGATTAAACAGCATATCGAGAACGCAGGCGTTTACGGTTCTATTGACGCTCAAATGCTTGAAACGACTTCGATTGCTATTGACCGACTACAGAACATCGAGAAAATGATTAATCAGGATTTCGACTGTATCTATAACCGAGAGTTAATGCAAGCCAAGTCTAAGTATACAGCAGACTTCCTAAAAGGAGTAGAGTTTTTTGGGATGGCTCCAACGGCTCGGGCGAAGTTTGGCTCACTGGTAGCAAATAAGAAAGCAGAAGACGTAGACCCTTTACTAAAGGTCCTAAAAAAGAAAAGTAGTGGATGATAAATGCTATTTGATAAAGCTGTAAAGTACGCGAATGACGTACTCGATGGAAAAGAAATTGCGAACAAATACGTTAAAAAACAATGTACTTGGTTTTTAAGGGATTTAGAACGACAACATGACGATGATTACGCTTTCTATTGCGATTTAGACGAAATTAAAAGGGTAGAGGGCATACTAGAACTACTTAACTTCGCTACAGGAATAGGTGTAAAAGGCAAAACGGTATTAGAGGGCTTGGTAGGATTCCAAGCCTTTTTCTTCGTGAACGTGTTCGGCTTTCGATTTAAGGCGAATCCCGAGCGATTCAAGAACCGAGACATAACGCTTTTTATCTGCAGGAAGAACGGGAAGACTTGGCTCGTAGCTGTGCTATTTATAATCCTGCTTTTAACTGAGGACCCTTACAGCGAATTCTATTCGATTTGTAAAGACCGAGAACTAGCAGGGCTAGTAAAGACGATGATAGCGCAGGTTCTAAGCGGTTCGCCTGCAATCGCTAAATACTTTGTTGTTCCGAAAACGCTCAACGGGAAAATCGTCTGTAAACTTACAAATTCATTTTACCAACCAAGGACAGCGGACCCGACAGCCAACAACGGACTTCGCCCGAGTGCTTTTATTGCGGACGAAATCGGAGCGTTCAAGGATTCAGAGAATATAAACGCCATGCAATCAGGGCAATTATCTATAAAAAATCCTCTCAGGTTCAAAATCACGACAGCCTACCCAGAATCGCAAAGTATCATGTTAGAGGAACTCGCCTATATCAAGAAGGTATTTGACAATCACATAGAAGACGACCGTTTATTTGCCCTGCTTTATTACGCAGAGGAAGAACACGCTTGGGACGATGTTGGATTACATCAGGCGAATCCGTTGAAAATCGAAGAAAATTTCTCAGAAATCAGGGATAACCGTAAGAACGCCATCGAGAAACCGAATCAAAGGGCTGAATATCTCTGTAAGCATATGAACATATTCATGGCAAGCAACTCAGGCGAGGAATTCGTAAACATCGACCAACTCCGAGAGTGCAAGCTTACAAAGCCTTTCGATTGGACAGGGCGCATGGTATGGCTTGGGCTTGATTTGTCAATGACCACAGATAATACAGCCGTAGCGATGGTAACAGAGGAAGACCTCAAAATATATGCGGACACTTTCGCCTTTGTTCCTACAGACCGAATCGAGGAAAAGAACCGAGTAGAGAAAATCAACTATCACGATTACATCAAACAGGGGAAATGCTTCTCTTGTGGTGATATGGTTATCGACTATGGATTTGTCGAGGATTTCATTCTTGCAATCGAGGAAAAGTACAAGGTTACGGTTATGGGCGTGGGCTACGACAGATATAACGCGTTGAGTTCGGCTATGCGCCTCGAACGCGAGGGAGGGCTAAAAACGATAGAGGTGAAGCAACATTCTAGTGTTTTACACCCTGCCACAAAATTGACACGCGAAAAAATCCTTAGCAAAGAATTCTTTTATGTGCCTAACGATTTATTTGAAATCAACGTACAAAACGCCCGAGTTATTGAAAACAACAATAAAGACATTTATATAAACAAGAAAAAAAGTACGGGCAAAGTAGATATGTTAGCAAGTCTAGTGAACGGGATTTACTTGCTACAGCAAGACGTAATCTTTAATCCTGACCACGATTGGGCGGTGCAAGTTCTCTGATGGAAAAATTCAAAGTAATCGTAGACGATAAAGGAAAAATTGAAATCTGGATGGATGGTTGCGTCCTTAGTGGGGTCCGAGGAATCGAGTTCTATTGGGAAGTGGGCGAACCACCCTATCATAAAGTCGAATTCATTTCCCAAGTTGCCAAATTAGAGAGACGTTACAGTTCTGATTAAGGGTAAAATTCGCCTCTAAAGAGCAAATTGAGTATAGCCGAAAATGAAAGTGGTGAAATGTGAATGGCATGGTTCTTCAAGAAAAGAGAAGAACGGGCAAGTCTCGAAGAAATCCTTATTACAAGTGGTGTTTTGACGAGTTCCGTTTCTAAAGCACAAGCATTAAACATACCTGCTCTGAGCGCTTGCGTAGAACTCATTTCTATGACGGTTGCAAGTTTACCAATCAAATTATACTCAGAATCAGACGAAACAACTACAGCCGAGCAGAACGACCCACGAATAGACCTTTTAAATTCAGATACACAGGATTTATTAAACGGTTTTGAAATGAAAAAGGCGATGGTAGAGGACTTTTTGCTACATGGCGGTGGGTATACCTATATCAATCGCAGAGGAAACAACACGAAAAGCCTCAACTATGTAGACAACGCCTATATCGGTGTGAATAAAAATACTGACCCTATTTTTAAAAATGCGGAAATCATGGTAAACGGCTTTCCTTATCGCGAGTGGGAATTCCTTAAATTACTTAGAAAAACCAAGGATGGCGTAACAGGGAAGGGTGTTTTAAAAGAAAACAACACCATGCTGTCAGTAGCCTATAACCAAATGGTTTACGAGGAAGTTCTAGTCAAGACAGGTGGAAATAAAAAGGGGTTTTTAAAGAGTTCGGGACGCTTATCGAAGGAAGCGATGGACGAACTAAGGGCGAGTTGGAAAAAGTTATACGGCAACAACGACGAAAACATTTTAGTACTAAACAACGGCTTAGACTTCCAAGAAGCCTCGCAGACAAGCGTGGAAATGCAACTTAACGAACACAAACGATCAAATTCGGACGAAATATGCAAGATATTTTTGGTTCCTCCGAGGATTCTAACAGGCGAAGCAGGCGAAGAAGAATATAACAACTGGATAAAAACCTGTATTATGCCTATTTTAACGGCTTTTGAATCGGCTTTAAACAAGGATTTGCTACTGCCAAGCGAGCAAGATAAGCGATATTTCGCCTTTGATACGACTGAATTAACAAAAGGCTCAATAGAAGAACGTTTTTCTGCTTATAACACAGCAATTTCAAGTGGTTTTATGCAAATTGACGAAGTTCGCTACAAGGAGAACTTACCGCCATTGAAACTTAACTGGATTAAAATGGGCTTGCAAGATGTCTTGTATTTCCCTGATTCCGAAGAAATTTATACGCCTAACACCAATAAATTAGCCAAAATGGGCGAAAATCCAACAGTAGAGCCGAACGGAGGCGAAAATATTGAATCTAGTCAAGGAATATCTGATAACTCTGGACTTGGTAAGGAACCTAACAACAAATCCGACGATTCAGGTGAAGGAAAGTGATTTAAACTCGGTTCTATTCAAATTTCAAGTAATGGACGATGGGGTAGCAGTTGATTTAACAGGGTCTACAGTACGTTTAACCGTACAAAAACCTTCTGGTTTAACTGTATTTCAGGATTGCGAAGTAACTGAGCCTTTAGTGGGTGTTTGTCAGGTTCTTTTATCGAATCAAGCTTATTTAGAAATCGGAAATTATGTAGGCGAATTGGTTATAACAAATTTAGATATTACAGCCGTTACTCGTTCTTTTGTTTACACT